CCCCAGTGCGTTTTTGACGTTTCTTATCTATGCAAGAATGTTGTCAACTCTAAAGATACGGAAGTACTGGTTAGACTTCACTGTACCCAGACCGTTGTTAGCGATAGCACCCGGAGTAAATGGGTTACCTGCCATGCCGTAACGTGTCTTAAAGCCAATCTTTGGCTGGAATGTATCTTCACCAACCGCTCTCACCATTGTTAGCGGAACGTATGGACAGTAGAAGATACCTGCGTCATATGGGTTAGTACCCTTATAACCAACAGTAACGTAGTCAGCAGTTGCATATGGGTCAATGTAGACCTTTGTGCGACCGTTAAGAACACCGGCAAATGTATTACCTGTGTCATCTACCTGCAAGTTAACTGACAATGCAGGAGTGTAATCCAGCATGCCTGAAGCAGCTAGAGCAGAAGCTACGTCTGAAGATGTGATAAGGAAGTTACCACGGCCTCTACGTGTTTCTTTAGCAATCGTGTTTGCTTCTCTTTCGATCTGTACAATCAGACCTTTGAACTTCTCAACTGACCAACGGCCGTCTGCATCTGTTGACAAGTCAAAGATACCATTAACCGCAGTGTTGCCAGTAGCAGCACCAGTTTTTGCCTGAGAGTTAATGGTTCTGATAACCTCACGGTTAATTTCAGCCATGATCTCAGCAGACAAGATGTTTGCTAGTTCTGTTTCAGCATCCAAGCCATGAATAGCTTTAAGATCCTGAGCAAGTTCCAGTGAGTATTCAGCTTTCAAAGCACGTGACTTAGCTGTCACAGTTTGCTTTTCAATGGTGAAACCCATCTGAGCGAAAGAGTTGCTGGCAGAATCGCCAAGTGCTTCAGCAGAGTCTGTTGCCATACCCTGTGTAGCAAGTGCAGTTGCACGATCGTCATCAGCAGATGAGTCAGAATCAGTTGCAGAACCGAGACCGGATCCGTCTGATGGCTGAGCCGCACCGGTTTGTGTACCGGAGAAGCGAGTATCTGCTTCGTTAAACAATGCTTCTGTTGAGCCAGTTGTACCGGCACCATAGCGTGACTTCATTGCGAAGATCAAGCCAGTTGGACCTGACATTGGCTGAACACCAGCAACATCATAGGCCATAAGGTTAGGCATCGCACGTCTTACAAGTGAGATCAACACTGGATCCCATGTGCCGATAGAAGCAGTGTTTGCACCAGCAGGTGAAGCTTCATAAAGGCCGTGTTGTTGTGCGCGCTCTTCACGGAGAGCGATTTCTTGGTTTTCCAGAATTGCTGCTGTTACAGCTTTTCTGTGGTTATCTTTAATGGCACCAGCTGATTCTTCATTCAGTACTGGGGCCCACTTTTCGATCAAGTTATTATATGTATTCTGCATCTCGGACTCCCTTATATCGCAGATTTACGGATTGCTTGGAGATACTGGCCCATTGCGCTAGAAGTTTCAACAGTTTGATCTGCGTCATCTTCTTCATCAACAGTAGTTTCTGTAACAATCTTTTTATCACCAAAGTATGTTTCTTTGATAGTTGCAACCTTTGTAGTAAATGTTGCCTCATCTTCAAAGTCAATATCTTCAGCCAGTTTGTGTAGCTTCTCAACTTGAGTTTCTGCAAGACCACGAGCCGCTTCGCGGATAATAGTATTGCGCTTGTAAACTTCAAGCTCTTCAGCCAAAGTGATAGCGTCAGCAGTTGTTGAGTTAAGTCTTTCTTCCAACTCAGCAATGTTTTCTGCTTGTTCGTCAACTAGGTCAACCTTAGACTCAGGAACTTCAACGTAAGACTCAGTGAATAGATCTTTCAAGCTATTCATAAAGTTCTCAGCAATTTCTGTTCTGAGGCCAGCTTGGATAGCAACTCTATTTTCTTCCATCCAATTCTCGACCACGTAGTTCAGGTAGCTGTCAACCTTCTCAACCATCTCACCTTTTTGGGTTTCGATTTCTTCATTGAGTTCAGTTGTGTACTGCTCTTCGAGACGATTAATCTCTTCAGACAGTTTTGTTTTTACAGCAGCTTCAAAAATTACAGCTGTTTTAGCCTTAAACTCATCAGAGAGAGTGGCTTCAGACTCGATCAGTGCATCTAGTTCACCATCAAAATTGACAGCAACATCATTCATCTCTGGTTCAACAGATTCTTTCTGTTCCTTGTCTCCCATATATGATGAGTACATCTTAGACATTTCCTGCTTAGACATACCACTCATTTTTGAGAACATTGCATTGATCATACCAGCTTTTGTTTTTGGCATTGGCTCAGCCGGCGAAGCTTTCCCACCGGGTTCCTTAGCGGACTTACCAGCGTTTTCTGCTTTTTTGACTGCGTCTACTGCCTGCTTTTCAGCGTTTTTCGGATCGTGCGCTTCGTCCATGATTTCGTTCTCGTCATCATGGAGTTCTTCAACCTGATCTGTGATTTGATCTTCAGTCATACTTGACTCCTTTACAAATTATTTTTGAGCAACGAGAGGAAATTCTTGAACTCACGAGTTTGAACCTCATATAGATCCGAACGCGGAGCTTGTTTAATTTCAGTCTCCATTTTTTCAATTTCTCTTGCTTCAACAATGCCGTTATTCCAGACCCATTCCACACCTTCCATAATTCCATTAACGAAAGCGCCAGGAGCGGATGGATCTTGTACGATGTCAACCGTATTAAGAAGGTAGTCGTCTTTAACTACCATCGCGCCATTTTGTTGCATGAGACTACCCATACCACGAGTTGAGACACCTAGTCTTACTTCACCATCGAGCAAACCTTCAACGATTTTCCCCATAGGAGTAGGCAAGATAGTTGCCTTTCCGACCACACTATTGCCTTCAAAATGAAGGTCAGTAATGAGATGCGAAACTTTATCCAAGTTAACTGTCGGACCTTGCGGGTGATTTAACTCACCAACAGATCTTTTAGTTTTTACTTGGTCATTGACGTATTTATTAACAGCTTGTTCCATGACAGCCTTTGGATAAATACGACCATTGCGATTCTTTGTGTCTGCTTCTG